TTTAACTACCTGTGCGTATAATAATGCGCATATGTTGGGAATGAAGATGACACGATCTGTCCTGATAAGGCAGCCTGCTATATTCCATGCCGAGATCGAGTATAATTTCCATTTTACTCGATTCCAGCAAGAGCATGCTCGAATGCTGGCACTCCTCGATGCTTTTGGGGTTAATTTGAACCCTGCGATCATCTGGAATGCGATTCCATGGACGTTCGTTATCGATTGGTTCGTCGACGTAAGTCGATGGCTCAACGACCGAACGCACATGAACATGGAACCTGTGATTAACATAACAAAGTTCCTGTATTCAACTAAGACTCGGCGCACAGTAAAGTTAGCTTTTGAAAGCTACCAGACTGGCGCAAGACCTGTGTTTCGTACAGAACTCCCAGAGCTCAACGAAACGGCTTACCGCCGTGACGTCGGTCTCCCACCGGAATCCTCGCTTTTAGCGAGTGGGCTAAGCCTTAGAGAGTTTAGTCTCGGTGTGGCTCTCCTTCATACAAGAAGGTGGAAACCAAAACGAAACCGCGCGTTCTCTACGCGCTAACACCGGCTAAATACCGGGTACTCAGTTGTATGGCTCTGCCTACCAACCTCACGACAAACGAAGTTAAGAACAGTGCCGGGACCGAAATCGAGTTTAATCGATTAGGCCCTCTCGACACCAATCCAAGAAGCGTGGTCTTTGCCAAAGTTGGCGAAGCTCCTGCTTACCCACAGCGCATTACCTGCTCCCACGTGGAAGTAGGTACAGGCACCGCCAAACGGCGGCGCTCGCTTGTTCGTGTTGACTACAGCCTTATCGGCCAAGTTGACACGTCCAAAACTGAGAAAATCTCGGTTTACTGCGTCGCAGATCTCCCTGTTGGGAATCTGACCGGCAGTTCTGAGATTGCTCATGCTGTCTCGTTTCTGAATTCGTTCATGGCCTCTCTTGGGGCCAGTACAACGATTCTGTACGATGGGACTGGTAACGGGTCAGCTGTTCTTATCGGTGGAGGACTTTAGTCCTTCACTTCGCGATTAGCGATTCGTTTGTTAGGAAAGTCACGTAGGATAGAGTATACCCTAAGAGGAACGTCATTATGGCGTCCAATAAGAGCTTAGATGAGTATGAAATCATCGCCTCACTCCTGCGTGACGCGCATGCGTCACATGGGACTACGTTCAACGCACGTGCACTTCGCTTAACGATTAAAATCGTTTTGCGTCGTACACGAATGGAAGGGTCTGGTTTTGTTACCAAAACATTGCCACGTCTTTGCAAAGGCCTTGATCAGGCTCTTGCGACTGACACACCCTTGAACTCTACCAAACTGGGTTTTGCAGCCCAGCGTAATAGTGAACTCCCGAGATTTCTCGGTGAGTTCTTCAATAATGTGTTAGATAAAGACGGTAGACCTCTTCCGTGTCCCGACGCTTCTAGTGTCGAGATACTCAGGAGGATCTTACTCGTTTATTACAAGTATGAACTCCCTTATACCGCCGATCAAGAAGCTAAAGTCCTCACAGCCTTTAAAAAGACTGAGGAGGATTTGCATCGCAGTGATGCTTCCCTCGATGAAATTCGAGATAGCATCACCAAGTACGGCGACAGCATCACTAATGGATTCATTAATAAGATACCTAGTAGGCTCGAACGCCTGCGAAAGCGTCCTATCCTTGAACCAGTGGCTGTCGTCGCTTGCGGGGCGAAAATATTGCTTAATCGCTTATTTTCGTCGTTCGATCCACTTGACATCATCCCATCTCACGGTCCTGGAGTTGTTGCCACCCGGCAACGACTCTGGGCTAAGTTTGATTGGAAAAACGTCGATGGACGCATCACAGAACAATACCCCTTTGACGCATATTTCTGTGCGTCACTTGGACATGTTTGTGACAGTTTCCAACGATTTACATCTGTTGGAGAACAAGATCTTGGGGCTCGAGTTATACTCGTGCCCAAAGACTCTCGAGGACCTCGACTCATTAGTTGTGAACCCGTTGATAAACAATGGATACAACAAGGATTGAGTCGAGCTATAGTGCGCCTTGTAGAACATCACGAACTCACAAAGTTCAACGTGTTCTTTACTGATCAAGGACCTAACCAGCGGGGAGCCCTTTTAGGGTCAACCACTGGGAAGTATGTGACGCTTGACTTGAAAGAGGCAAGCGATCGCGTATCCCTTAATCTAGTACGCCTACTTTTTCCAGACCGGCTTCTGCCGTATTTGGAATGTTGTAGGAGTTCGGCGACGGTTATGCCGTCTGGAGAAGTTTTAAACCTCAGAAAGTTTGCTCCGATGGGTTCAGCATTATGCTTTCCCGTCTTAGCTCTAACAATCTGGGCACTTCTCTCTTCTGCGTCACCCGACACAGATACTCGCGAGAGTATCTTAGTATATGGTGATGACGTGATTGTACCCACCGCGTTTGCGGAGCGCGCAATCAGCATACTCGAATCCTTTGGTTTGATTATTAACCGGGATAAGAGTTGTACTAAAGGATTCTTCAGAGAATCCTGCGGCACTGACGCCTTTAAAGGCATCAATGTCACACCAGTTCGTTTAAGAACGGTTTGGGACGAGTCACCTCGCCCTGACGTTTACGAGAGTTGGATCAGCTATGCTAATTCACTCTATGATAAACGATGTTACGAAACCTACAACCTAATCGTCAGTAAGCTTGAAGCCGTTTACGGCCACATTCCCAATGACGCTATGTTTGGAGGTCTGAAGTACAATAAGTACGACAGAGAACTGGGACTCCAATATTTTGACGTCCCAAGGCTTCGCGTATCATCAGCCATTGAGCGCGACTTTCCTCGGCGTTGGAACAAGAACCTGC